AGTGTTTGGGTTATGCAAGACTACTACGCCTGTAATAGGTGTTTCCTCAAAGGTCATTGAGATGTGTAGTGCGTAGTCTGTCGTTAGCGCACCCATCATCTCTGTCATACCTGGAGTACAGACAGAAAGGTATGGGATCATTAGCTTCTGAGAGTTTTCAGGTGCTCCGGCAGATATGGGGAATGCTACAAGTGCGGCCAGGCCCAGGAGAAGGGCTTTCACAGACCTACTCTACTACCCACGTTAAGAACCTCTTCTGGATAATCGGCGTAGTACTTTACTTCCTGGCCAGTTCCCTCGATGTTCTCAAAGAGTTCCTCAGCATCGACAGCATCATAACCCCACTGAGTCCACAGCTTTACAAAAGCAGTGCGCTGTATGTTCTTGGCGTACTTAGAGGCGAACTTTGAGGAGTTAGCCTTGTCCGCAGTACGGGCATACCTTACTAATGACTTCAACATGGCGTCACTGGTAATGATTCTCCCCAAGTTGTTCAGGCCAACTAGGAGTGTGAACGCAATAGCAGCCCCCGTAGCACCACCAAAAACCCCACTACCTGCTACAGCACCGGCCTTAGCCACACCACCAGTGATGGCTGATAGAGCACCCTTTGTTCCGGCCAACGGTATACGCCTAGCGGCCATAGTTGCCAGGTCCATGTTTATAGGATACCTGGAAAGGATTGTCCCTAAGTCATCGAGAGTCTGTGTAGTTAGTCTGGAGCCTGTCCCTTTCAGGAGTTGTTTAAGGGTTTCGTTGGCCCCGACGGGAAGTACGCCACCTTCATAACCTAACCCCTTCCTGAACACACCAAGGTTGAACTTCACAGGGATCTCCATCCCGTATACCATCCTGTCAACCTGGGCCATGCCTCCTGTTTGTCCGACCATGGAACTGTTTATAGCCTTTGAGAGATAAAGACGAGAGGCAGCGTTGTATGCGTCCTTCCCCATTATTGTTCTCATTGTTTTTAAGTACTGGGGATCTCTGGCATTGAACGCAAACGTGAAGAGTTCGTCAGCCTCCTTACTGCCCGGCTGAACAAATCCTCCTGTGAGAGCCTTCTCATCCCAGAAGCGTTCATTCACTTTAGTGAATTGCTTACCTGCTGTCCCTTCAGTAACTTGCTTTGTTAACTCCACAGATCTATTGGCGGCATTGTACGCATTGGCAACAGCCTTCCCTTCTGCCATGCCTGCGGCCTCAAGCGCAGCAACCATGTCCGTGTTTACCGATTCCTTCAAAGCCTTCCTATACTCCACCGCCGCACCACGATCCACACTAGGAACCAGGTGCTTTAGGTCCTTATTCACCCTCTCTTGTAGATTCCTGATCTGCGCTATGGTGGCAAACTCTTGTAACTCGGACATCTCATTAGCCCACAGCTGGGCGCTCTCTAATTCTGCTGGGTTAACATTTACAGGCTCCCCACTTCTTTTCAGGGGGCCGCCCCTGGCCTCCGCCAATACGTCATCAGCGGCCTTTGTTATCCGGGCTGTCGGGACTACGTACCCCTGGGGGTAACCATCTAACCCAGGAAGGGTCGCTGCTTTTTTGTCTGCTATCTCGTATAGACGCTCATGTTTTTCTACCCTCTTTACACCGAAGTCCTTTGCCCCCTGGTAAGCCATGCTGGATACTTCTGCATCTGACTTTGCTTGGCCTGTCGGTCCTGAAGGAGATATCTCATCGAGCATCCTCTCTACATTCTTTATAGACTGTCCAGCGGCGTACCCGGCACTTTTCCTGATGTTGCTACCGGCTACGGGGATAGGTGCTATTGCCCCACCGGCCTTACCAAAGGCCGTTCCGGCGGCTACGTATGGTTCTGTAGGGATCTGCCCGGCTAAGACCCTTCTAGTGGGGTCCATCATAATCTTCGGCGCTCCCCTTATGGCTTCAGGCATCTTTACACCACCTGCGACAAACCGTTCACTGAAGGGAACAGTCTCAGGTAGATAAGACTTCAGTACACCTGCAGGACCACTCTGCCTCATCCTGTAAAACTCATTTAAGGCATTTATGTTTTGAGGGGTGATCTCACTTAACCTTTCCGCCGCACCAAGTTGGTGCTCGGCTTTACTAAGTGTCTCCTCTAGTCCCCTTACTAACTTTGGCTTTAACCCCATTATTGACTGACCAACCTTCCGGCCAGCCAACCCCAGACCACCTAAAGCTACTTCAGGAAGTGTTCCCCACGTCATCCCCTGCTGTGCTCTACCAAAAATAGTATTAGGGTCGGAGAACATGGCGCTGTAAGCCTTCTCTCCTAGAGTATCACCGCTAAAGTCAAATTCACCCAGGGGGGTGGTTGCCAAAGGACCCTTACGTATGACGTCGCTTATTGCGCCGCCCGTTACAGCCATCAGGGTGGTCATCAAGGGTATAAGGGCAGCTACCTTTGCCTGGGCAGGTAGGGTCCTGAACAACTGCACTGAAGGGGCTATGGCCTGGGCCAGCATAGGCCCAAGAATAATACCTACGTTGGTCATAAACTGAGGGCTGCTTAACTCGTTAGACCAGTCTATCTGGTCCTGGAACTCTCCAGTTATTCCACTGTAGTCCTTCCCTGCCAGGTTTGCCATTGTCGGCCCAGCAGGAGTAATCTCAGCTTGTCCTACAAGGTGGCTGACACCACTGTACCTGTCTCCGTAAAGAGACTTGGTTATTTTATCTAACCAGTTCTGGTTGTTTGTGGTTTGGTTCGCCAGGTTATCGGCAGGGCTTGCATCAGGAGATGAGGTTGTGGGCTTCATCTCGTACTCGTTAGCTATCCCCTGGAGATCCTGCTGCTCTACTGCCAAGGCATCAGGAACAGAGGGGACATCATCATATTGCGGAACTTGAGGGGCTGCCGTTTGAGGAGTGGTTGTAACTCCCTGACTAACACCACCTCCCTCTAACTCCAGTAGCTTCTGGTTAAGAAAGTTGTATAAGTCTTGATCCCCGGCCTTCGTGGCAATATCCAGGTCCTGTATTAATTGGTCTCTTTCGTTCATATCGGAGGTAGCCCCCACCTGGCTCTTACAGCGTTTGCTGCCGCATTAGGGTCAGCGTATTGATCTATGGACCCTGATCGAGGATCTACCTGATACGGAGGCTTGGGTGCTTCAGTTACGTAAGGCACTAAGTCCTCTACCCTACGCTCGGATTCCGAAGCAATGGCCTTTAGCGTTGTCATCGCACCTGCCCTAGTCTGCCCCCAACCGGTAAGGTTGATGTTCTTTTTCATCTCGTTGTAGAAAGAGGCTAACATCCTGTCCTTACTGATGTACATCCTGGCAACCTGCGCCCTTAACCCAGCCTCCAGGAAGCCTAATAGTATCTGCGCTTCATACTGCTTACCTGCCTGCAGTCTGTCAGCATCTCTGCCCAACGCCTCGGCCTTGTCCGCCCACTTGTCCAATAAGGACGTGAGCGCCTTCTGGTCATCTCGGGACATGCCCGTGTTCCCTGCCTCAATGTCGGCAGCAACCTGTGCCCTTACGGCAGTAAGGTCTTTACTAACCTCATCAATCATGCCTGTAGCAAAAGTTTTGTGGTCCCCCTGAAGGGCCGAACTTACAACCCCAAGGTCTCCAGCTAGTTGGTACATATGCTCTATTGTGAAGAGAGCCTTACCAGCGCCACCACCGGCTCCTTTCCTAACCGCCTCCATAGCCCTCTCTGCTGTCTTCGCTACCCTTCTGGCACCGATCATCTGCCTTGTGTACAAAGCCCTTTCCGCAGGAGGAACAGCGTATCGACCCTTCTCCCACTCGGATTCAGTTTGGTCTATAACTGCTGATCTATTTGCCGGGTTTTCTGCTACCCATTTGTTAGCCTGGTCTACGGCAAACTGGTTGTTACTGTAGTAGACCCCTTCGAGTGGCTGACCGCCTTCTGTCAATCGCATCCTATCGCCTCTCTGCGTAGGTAGTTGTGCCCACCCTACCCCAAGGTTACGTAGGTCCTGGAGGGCTAATCGAGTATCAGCATCATTCATGTCTACTTCGTGTGATGACCTGGGGTTAATTAGTATGTCTTCCCCTGTATCATCAAACCGTGTGATACCAGCCCTCTTTAACGCAGCTACAATTTGTTTCTTACGGGCCGGACTATCTGCTTTGGTTCTATGCTGAAAGGTCAACATACCACCTCCCCGAGCCACACCACCCCTCAACTCTATGCTTTGATTCAAGAGTCCGAGGAAGGCTTTTGAGTCCACCTCTGAGTCAGCTAACCAATCCTCTGCTAACCCAATCATCTCTATCTTACTCATGGGAGAGCCACGACTTTCCTCAACCTTAGCCACTTCGTTCAGGAAGTATTTCATCCCATCGTCGGCACCCAACTCCTTCACCCTCTTTATTAACTCAGCCTTATTCTTCTGGTATGTAACATCAGGTCTTCCCTTCTCGAAGGCCTTCATCATGTCATCATGTTCCGCCAGGGTGGTGTCCATTGCGCCTGCGACCCTACTCATCGTAGGTCTATCCTTCACATAATCACGAATAGAGTGGAACTGAGATGAGAGTTGCCGCTCTCTCTGGTCTTCGAGGAGGTCCTGGATCATGTCCATGTCTAATGCTGAGTTCAGCCCAGACTGGAATGCGGATAACCCTGAGTAGTCTCCACTGGAGGCACCATAGAATTTTAGGAACTTGTTGTACTTGCCGTACACATCCTTAGTTTCCTGATTCATCTTGGGTATCGTGGAGGGGAGTTTCCTTAGACTCTTAAACCGGGCCTGGAAATCATCGTCACCCCTCAGTTGATCTACCTGAGCACTTACAGGGGTTCGGGCAGGGCTAAACTGTGCCCCGGTTCTAACTACATCCCCAGCTATCCTGTCGGTTTCAGCGTCCTCTAATTCTTTTTGCAGCCACAAGTTCGCCATTAAACTAACCCTCCTATCCACGGGGATCTAAATGAAGGTCCTCTAGGACCTGCACGTAACCTGGCCTGATAACCTGAGAACAGACGTGGGTCTATCTCCTGCGGTGCTCCAGTTTCTGAAGCCCTCATGTCAAACTTCTGTTTCGTAGGTCCAAAGAATGGTTGGCCACCAGCCCCGTGCCCCCTATCTTTGTAGGCCCATTGGCCCACAGTTTTAAGGGCAGCCTGTTGTCCTTGCTGACGTATGACTGCCTGCATGTAGTTGTTGTAACTCTCTTCATCCCACGTCAGGTCACCAGCATCATCTACAGTCCCAAAACTGTACGGGTTGGCGTAACCACCGCCACCGGCAAATGGATTCCAACTCCCTTCAAAGAACTTCATCACAGCCACCCGTAAGCGACATGTTTAATGCCGTCTATTTCTACGACAGCATCAGGCCTGGTTCTCTCAACCTCCTGGGCCATGACACCCCTACGTCTTGGTACTGGGTCTCCGTAGGATGGTATGTAGTTAAAGGTGTAGACATTAAAGCCCTTCCAGGTGCCTGCAGGTTCTATGTTCTCCTTGATCCTGACATCAGACCCACCCAGAGCAGCCAGGATACTGGCTATCTGGCCTGCACTCTGAAGACCGCTAGGCCCTGGCTTGGTCGTTGCAGAACCGTAAGATCCCTGGATGGTACGCATGTAGTTCTCTAGGGCCTGTCTTTCTGCCATCGCGTTATAGTTATACTTTTCGATGTCTGCCCCGATCCTCTTGTCTTCCTGAGCCTCTCTTCGAGCGCCTACCTCAAGCCCGTACTTGGCCATATCGCCCGGGAGGGTCGTTATGTCTCTGGTAGCCCCTAAAGCGGCCTGACGGCCAGCCTGGGCTGTTCTCAACCCCTGCTGGGCTGCTGCTCCTGCCTGACCATAAAGGCCACCAGCACCTAGAGCACCTTGTTGTGCAAGTTGCGCTCCTGATAGAGCACCCTGCTGGGCTAACTGAGTTCCGGCCAATCCTAGCTGACCTGCCTGTGCCCCTAAACCACCGGCACCTAGAGCGCCTTGCTGGGCCAACTGACCACCCCTCAGCCTCAGATCTCCACCCTGGAGTCCAAGCTGCTGGGCCTGTTGCTGTGCCTGCAGTGCAAGTTGTGCGGCTGGGAGTCTCTGGCCAAGGGCCTGTCCGACCGCTCCTGTGTACATCTGGCCTGCCTGACCAGCTAATGCGCCAGCCAGCTTCTCCCCTTCCAGTCCAGCAATGACAGCCTCTCTAGTGCTGTATCCTCTTCCCTGGCCTGTGTTTATTGTCCCGGTCCTAAGAGCCGGGGCTATGTTTCTCCTGAACTCTTCGCCTACAGTGGAGGCCATCCCAGCGACGGCTGGTTTTAGGTAATCAGTATCCAGCTTACCGGCTAAGAGGTTCTCCATCTGGGTCTGTTGGAACGGAGTGAGTCCTGCGTAGGCCCCTTGAGAGAGGTTCTGGGTTGCTCCCTGACCGTAACCCATTGTGGCAGAGGATAGAGGATCAACAGCACCGAGGGCGGCAGTTCCTGCGGCAGCGGCGTCGGCACCATAGCCTCTGATCCCACCAGCCGCAGTAGCGGCCCCTGCCTGGCCTTGCAGACCTAGGTCATAACCGCGTTGTTCTCCCCTTAAACCAGCGGCCTGTGCGTCGCCTCCAGCACCTATCATTCTATTCGCAGCCTGTAAGCCCCATTCTCCGGCCCTGTCGGCCTCAGAGCGTAAGGCAAATAGGTTCTTTCGGCCTTCTGCAATGTTTGCTTGCGTAGCAGCCCCACCTGCGGCCCTGAGCATCTGTTTATGGGCGGCTGTGGTTGCAGGGTCCATGTCGGCATAGGTCTGGCCCCCGTAGTAGTCAGGCATCCCCTCTTTAAGTTGGTCCAGGGCCATCTGTTGGCCTATGGCTAAACCACCTTTCTGTCCCTGGGCTGACCCCTCTATAACCCTACCTTTGTCATCGTACTTGACCTCTCCGTAAGGTGACGTATATTGTGTACTTCCGCCTCCGCACATAGGCTTATCCTCTCAATTTGTACCAGACCCCACCCTCGGTGAAGCCCAGCCTTTTCTCTAAAAATTTACCCAACCTACGGGCGTAGGTGGTTTCAAATCCATGGGACAACCCAATGGAAATCTCTGTTACCCCTTTCTCTTTTGACCAGCTTATAAATTCTTTCAATAGCTTAAATCCCAATCGGGTCTTCCTGTGTTCTTTTAGTGTGAACATCCCTATCTCTTCGGACATACGCTCCTTACTGAAGAAGTAAGGGGTGGTGTACCCGAGGAAACCAGATACTACCTTTCCGTCTATAGTACCTACGTAAGCGAAGGAGTCCGGGTTTTCCATGCAACCGACAATGGTGTTTATCATGGTCCGGTTATCAAACTCTATGAAGGCGTACGCACCTTCTTGGTGCATAGCCTTGGCCAACTGCAGCACATGCTCTACATCAACGCCCTCCATTGGACGTATGATTTGTTCTACCAGAAGTCTCCCCAGTCCCTCTCATCGTCGGTCACAGCATCAAAATCTATCTCCGCGTCAGTACCCTCCAACAAACCCCTGGTGGCGGCTGCTGTCGTATCAAATGTCCTGCTTCGCATAAGGTCCTGTGCTATCTGGGGGTCCATCAAGCCTAAAGACTGGGCTGGAGTAAAAGGCCCTCCAGAGGTGGCGCTAAGTTGGCCAGCGTCCCCAATTACGGTTGCTTGATTCAAAGCGTTCTGGCCGAACTGTTGGTTATAGGCCTGGGTTGACTGATCTATCAGGTCTTGTTGCTGTTGTTCATAGGAGGGTTGGTATTCTTGGATAACCTCACTAGGCTGGACATTGGAACTAGCTAATCCCTGAGTCACTGCCTGGGCTTGGGTGTTGCCACCAGTATTAGCCGGGAGAGATACGTCAGTTATAAAGTCCGTTACCACCGGTAGGCCAGTGTAGTTGGGGTTCTGCCAACCGTTTACATAATCTGTAGTGTCAGGGACAGTTTGTGCTGCATTAGTAGCTGTAATCCCTGGACCAAAAACACTGTCAAACATGTTCTGGGATTGCTGTAAATTGTACCCCTCCTGAAAGTTAGCCTGAATATCCGCCATTACGTCGCCCCACAGGCTTTTTAACTGTGAGCCAGCACCTTTTTCTACTCCAGTCTCATCGCCCCTGCCATCATCCTTATCTTTTTTGTCATCATCGTCTTCATCCGCCTTACCCCAGAAGGTAGACCAGTCTGTCTTGTACGGTTCAGGGTGTTCCCATAGGGTACTAGGTACATAGTTCATTGTATTTGCGTATGGGTTTTCGTAAGCCATCATATTGTCCTATAGTTTGGTCCAGGCGCTACTAGAGTTAAATAGGTAGATCCCTTCCCCTGTGCCGCCAGGGTCCCACTCTGTGCCATCCGCATACTTAATATCCCCTATCCTTGGTTTGGTAGGGGCTACGTACGTTGGTTCCAGTCTGAAGAGGGATTGGTTCAGGAGGATGTCTCCTAGTCTGTTGAGTTCGTTAAAGAGGTAATCAGGGAGTTGGTCCTGGGAAACCGGGGCCGGGTTGGGATTGAATCTAACAACTGATTTAATTGATTGAGCCATTATCTAAATCCTGCGTCTGCAATCTCGTACCCTATGCCGCTCAGGGTCCAGTCCACATCGTTCGAGGAGGCTATTCTTATGCCGTAGTATCTTCCACTTGCGGTACAGGAGATCTTTGATTGTGTCCTTGGGTCGAAGGTATAAGGACCTTCCCATCTCACGGATTCCTCTGGAAACATCTGTGTCGCCACATGTATATCAACTGTCCCAGTCCCCTTTATGTTCATCTTAGGCCAAACAGCCCTCAAGTACTTCACCTGGGCCTGATCGCCCATGCCTTGGGATGTCAGAGAGATCCCGGTCCTCTCTATGTAGGAGGACATGTTTGTGCCGTTTTCAGTATTGCCCAGGTTGTCTTCAAAGACCCGTTGCTTGTAGATGTTTCCTGCGCTCCCTGTGTAGGTAGTGAACCCAGTTCCGTCTAATGCGGAGGCTAAAGCAGCGTCCTCATACAAGGTAAACTCAGTCGCTGGGTTTGTGGTGTCTATCTTTGCGTAGAGAACACCGGCAGCCGGGTAAGCACTCCCACCAGGAGCGTTAAGTTCTGTCATCCCTGCGACATCATCTATGATGATCTTATCCCCATTTACTAGACCATGTGCTGTAGCTGTCGTAATACGCACAGGATCAGCCTTGGTAGCGGCACTGATTACTCCTGTTGAGAGTCCAGGGGTGATGAAGACTACCTTCGAGGCCCCCTTGTCAAAGGTCTTTTCTCCCCAGTCTCGGGTAGTAACATCCCAGGTGTTTGTGGTGGTCCCGGCAGGTGTCGTAAAGTCATCCCACCTGTCCGTATCTGTACTCACAGCCGTGTTACCAAAAGCGGTGTAGGTCAGGTAAGGGATGTCCCTTATAGTGAAGGTGTTACTGATCCAGTTCCATATAAGGGCCTTATCGGGGAAGGGGTTGTTTGCCGTGGGGTAACAGGCCAACATTTCCTTCCTGTTGTAATCGGCTACCGTAAAGGACCTCTGGAAGTTGTCACCACTCAGGTTATCGAACACCTCCCTCTTCAACCTGTTTGGTAGGAGGGGTTGTATCGTTTGCCCGTTGTTGTGGTAAAAATCACTCTTTCCCATGAAGAAGTGACCACCCTCGAACTCGGAGACACAATTCTTAGCTAGTAAACCTACTGTTGGACTCAGGAGTTTGAAGGAGAAGATAAAGGGGGTCCCAATGAAGTTGACGATGTAGGTGGAATTCTCCTTATAAACTATGAAGGCCTCACCCATCTGCAGCCCGTCTACGATGTCCCCAGGTGTGTCGGACAACTCCTGCTCACCAGCGTCATCCGTAGTCGTCGTTTCGTTCCAGGTTGCTGGTGGTGAGTGGGCAGAGGCAGCACCACTCCACTTAATCATGTTAGCGTACTGAACACTCCCCCCTGCGTTGTTTATGTTTAACGCCAGCAGGAATGACTTAAATCCTTTTACGGACTTCGCATAGGAGGTAGCTGCGGTAGCCCCTCCAGGTCCTCTCCAGTTAGTGAGTGCGGCAAACTTCGTAGCCGTGTTGTATTTACCGGAAGTAAGCGCCCAGAATTGAGGTGGGTCTTTGAAGTTTGTGACTACCGGAACACCACCTAGAACGGTGTGTGTCCAACCCTCTTCGGCAGTAGTATTGTAATCGCTGGCGGTTCTAGTAATGTCAGTCCAGGACCCACCATTGTTCTTAAACACATAGATCTTCTCCAGACCTAAAGCCACCCAGTAGACAGAGGTTGTGTCTACTACTGGGAAGATGTGGTATGGGGGGATCGGGCAAGAAGCGAAGATCTCCAGGAACCCGGCACATTTCTTTATGCCATTGTCCCTGACCCGTACGTTATTACCACCACTCCATGCGTTAGGAGGGAGTTGATAAGGGGGTATGTCGGTAATAATCCCTATCGAGCCAATGTTCTCGATAGGTACTAGGGGTACTGAAGCCATTACTCAGGTGGGGTGGGCCAGGAAACAGTGGCCGGGTTAGCTTGTGTCGTGATGTCTCTCAGACTCTGCCTGTATACCTGCCACTCCTCTCGTTTAGCGTCTGTTATTGGAACGTCTTGTAGTTGGGTCCAGTCCGAATTAGAGAGTTTTGAGTTACGTGCTGATCTCACCTCTCTCCACTGCTGAGTGGGGAGGTTTGATTGAACTGCAGACCAGGATGGTTTTTGGGCCGCATCAACGAATACAACATTGTTGTTGTAGTCACTCTCATTAGCCACATCCCCATAGGAAACAAACTCTGCCCCTCCTGAAGCTACGGCAACAGCATTGCTCAAATTCTTATTTTGCATTACACAACCTCCAGAACCAGCATTGATCCATCGGTAAATTCACAACCACCATCTCCTGGTGTTCCGCTGCCAGACTTAACCTTTCCTTGTATCTTGAAGGTGTACGCAGCCGCAGATAACCCGGTAATTTTCCAGAAGGCGCTATAACCAAAACCAAGCATCGCTGTAGCGGTTGGTTCCATACCATCTTCTTTCATGTAAGCACACAGTAGGTCAGTGGTAGGGGAAATGCCTGTAGTCGTGCTAGTGGCATAGACTAATATAACTTTAGCCCACTGCTCATTTTGATCATCAAAGCTGGACCACAACTTACCATTAAAGGAGCCATACACATAAAGTGTAGAAGACGCATCTGTTACTGTGTACGTTATAGATTGCCCAACATCACTGTAGGAAGTGGTACGAATATCTGAATACCCGGTACGGCTTGATTGTGCGCTCCCTACAACCCCCGTAGACACCCATTCTGGAGCAGTTACCCCGGAGTTCATTGCCAAGTGTTGGCCAGCAGTACCCTTAGCTAACCGAACATAGTCAGTTCCGTTATAGTAAAGAACATCACCTGCAGCGTCAGATCCCATGGCGATCTTAGTTCCGTCCACGGCGTTGTTAGCTATAGCGGTGGTATCAATCTGAGCAAAGGCTAATACGTTGGAGCCTGTCGTTGTTAGGGGGTAGTTAGCAGTTCCATCTGCAGTAGGTAAGACCCAACCTACGGTGTCATTACCCATCAGCTTGTAATTCACAGTAGCTGAGATGGGGAGTTTTATAAAAGTAGCCGGTGGTCCAGCATCGTTGCAGATCTTCAGCAGGTTAGGTGTGGTGCTTGTGTCCAACCACAGCCTTCCCTTCCCTACGTCTGCTGTGGGGGCAGACGTGTGTACATAAATGTACTCAGAGGCCCTGTCTACGCCAGCGAAGGACTGCTTCAGGACTTTTTTGATTAATTGAAGATGTCCGTCCCCTTCTGAGATAGTGTCTGTAGCTGTAGGGTAAGTCTCGTTTAGATCATTAAGATAGTTGCCGGTTTCTAGGGCCATTATTCGTACCTCACATGGTAAGGATCAGCTTCTGCGTCCGGTGCAGCAGGCCAATCCCAATGTGTCTTATCTACTGTTCTATTGTGGTTTTCAGTTCCAGGGCCAATGGTCTCATTGTCCTCACTGTCATAGGTAGAAACGTACCGGACCTCGACCACCGGGTGATTCTGAAAGTTCTTTATTGCTTGTAAGGATGCGAAGGCCTCAACCCCGGACTCAAGGCTATTACCGTGTGCCCTTACCTCATTCCTATAGGTCTTCCATGCATCTGTCAGGGCGGTTCCACCATCAGCCTCTCGTATAACTCTCCAGTCACTGGACGAAAGTAAGGAGCCAACATTGGCTTTTATCTTTCCGACTACCTGCTTCTTTAGGGCCTCTACGTCCTTCTCGGATGAGGCGTAGCTTATTACAGTCTCACCATCTACCAGAGTAAGTGTCTCCGCCCCTGTGTTGTAGTACCTATGGTCCGGGACCTCTACTCTTGCAGGGGTAATCCCTAACTCAGCAAGTTCAGCCTTAGATAAGGTTCTGAATATCTCACGTGGATACCTGATACCATCCTTGGTGATAGTTCGAGGCGTTCTGATAACACCTAATGAGTCACTGTGCCACATAATTTATTACCTTGCGTTTGAGTATTTGAATGGTGATTCTGCGAATGCTAAGTAGAGGTAAGTACCACCACTGTTATTAAAATTATTTGAAGTTGCTCTAATCTTGAATCCATTAGACAACATATCTGTTCTATCATCTGGCTGCTCATTGTAATTACCATTCGCTATAAGATCACGATTAGCTACATTATAGCCCAGCCTCTTGTTATCCTCTATCTCCCATCCAGTTGGGGGAGCAGAATCTACCCTGCGAATCATGTACCAAGCAGGACGAAACCCACAGTAAACAAATGTTCCATCTGCATCCCCATTCCCAGTGTAGCTACCTACCTTTGAGTAGCCTTCTACTGAATGGAAGCAGTAGGCTACATAAGTTTCATCCAATGAATTACATCCAGTATTAGTTCCAAGTGAAACTACAGTAGGATTTGGATCAGTATCATTCCATGGTTCCGCACTATCGCTAAAAGCAACATTAGTATCTAAGTAAGCGTAATCTGTAAAATCTACTGCTGCAGCAGTTGTTCCAACTAACCAACCATCTACTAGGCTACGACTTTTTACTATTACTAATTCTGGTGCTTGAGATAATCCGTGTCCAAATGTTGCCCCATTAACAAAATTTCCGGTATAGGCAACAATACTAAAACCAGCGGTAGAGTTTGCGCTCCCAGAACCAACAAGGGTTCCAGCTGTATCTGGATCAAATGAGGTTCCAGCTTTCCAGTTCCATGAGGCATAATCCTCTGTACTGGTATTGACTACAACATCGTCACCTACAGTAAATCCATCAGAATCCAGAGATGCTACAAAGGTGCTGTCATCTACTTCTGCATCCGTCTCATTGGAAACAAGGTAGT